AGAACAGCCACAGCCACAGCCACAGCCACACCCACAGCCACAGCCACAGCCACAGCCACAGCCAGAAACTAAAGATGACGACGACGTTTTATTCCCTGGTGCCCCAGAACAAAAACAAAATTCTTAAGTATCTATTAAACAAAAATGGACGTAAGTGATTATCTTAAAGATCCAATCGGAGCTGCTATTATCGCTGGTGGAATAACAGCGGGTTATATTCATTTAAAAGCTAAAATGAATAATGAAGGAAAATTACCAACAAGTACATATATAAAACCCTCTATACTAAATGCAATAATGGTTTATTTCATAGTGTCAAGTGGAATCGGGACAAAAGAAAAAATATCTATAGATCCATTTTGAAAGTTCAGTTAAAGAAAAAAATATTTTTTTTTTTAAAAATAATAATATGACATCTATTTCGGCTTTTAACGATATGATGCAACAGTTTATTGATGAACTTTCACAGACTTTCCCAAACGAAACAGGCATTAAAAAATACGCTGCGTCTTTCGATATTATGAGAAAATCAAATGCACGAAAGTGTATAGAAACTTATATGACTGCGATTTCTCCATATGCAACTAGAATCACTGCAAAAGATGAAACTTTTTTTGAGGAAGATATTAAATTTCTCAATGATTTGAATATCAAGACTAATTGGACTCCGGATCTCTCAAACAATACAAAAGATGCAATTTGGCAGTATCTTCAGACACTGTATATGTTAGGTATGACTATTACATCAATTCCAGATGAAGCTCTACAAATGATTGAGAGTGTAGCTGGTAATATGGCTCAACAATTGGGTGGAGGTGGAGGTGGAGGTGGGGGTGAAGGGGTGGATGAACAAGCCTTGATGAGTAGCGTTTCAGGACTTCTCGGTAATCTCGGTAATATGTTGGGTAATGATGTTGCCAACAAATGAAAAAAAAAAAATAAATAAATACTAAATATGTGTGAAACTGTTTGGTTTAATCAACCTAAAATATTATTCCAAAGTGATAAAATTTTACAATTTTGGCCCACAAGTAATCAATCTTCAGCCGAAAGAGTAAATTCCTCAACCCGATTTATACTTTATTCAATGACTCTTTTATATTTGCTACGTCGTGATATTAGATTTTTGATTTTTGGTTTGATGATAATTAGTGTTCTTTATATACTTTATAAAGGGGGTATGGTCAAAGAAGGACTCGCGCGACCTACAGAATCCGATGGTTTAAATTTCGGATGTCAGTTACCAACCGAACAAAACCCAATGTCTAATTACCTATTAGGAGATAGTCCGACAAAACCCCCAGCTTGTTTTTACCCAACTGTAAAACCACTTGTGAATAAATATTTAGACAGAACAATTCCATATGATTGTGGTCGTTCAAGGTGTTCACTTCCAGTCTATCAGCAGAATGCTGCCGCGCGACAATTTATTTCAAGTCCAGTAACAACTTCAGTAAATGACCAAACTGAATTCGCCGAGTGGTGCTATGGTAAAAAGAACAGACCAATGTGTAGAGATGATCCAACCCAATGTAATCCTGACATTAGAGGTGTTCAATTGGAAGCCTTTGCTGGTTTGGATCCATCAGGGAATATGAGAAGCGGAATGCTTCGAGGTGGAAGAGGGCACGGAGTAACTGCTACATAAAAAAATAAAAATAAATTATAATAATAAAAATAAAGAAAAATGGCGTATTTACTTCAACCAGGATTAGACATTGTAGAGAACCCAGCTGTTCCTCCCAAATGTGCCACTGACGAAGTTTTTGTGTATCCACAACCGAGTAATTTGAATCACTGTTGCCGTCCGAATACCATGCTTTATGGTACATCACCTTTTATGGCTGGAAAAGGTGCTCCCCATAATTTAGTAATGGTAGCCGATGAATTACGCCCACAAAGTACATCTGTCTTTAATAAAAAATATGTCAGAACATTTGAAGAAAAAACATTTCCTTGGCAAGATATGAAATGTAGCGTGCCTCTTCGCACTATGTCATGGGAACCACAAAGTACACGTGCCGAATTACAAAATGAATTTTTTGAACAACGATACTTGAACATGCCTATTTTGACTCCAGGCGGGGAGCACTCAACGTCGTCGTCGGTTTTCAGGCCGAGCGAGTGCCAATAAATAAAAAATAAATACTAATTATAATTTAAAAAGGAGAGATGGATCCATTATCAATTGCTGCTATTGTAGGACTCGCTTTCGCAGGTCGTAATTTAAGTTTAAAACAAAATACAGCTGGTACTGTCCAGCCGCAACAGCAACAGCAACAGCAACAGCAACAGCAACAGCAACCGCAACCGCAACCGCAACAGCAAGTTTTAAATCAAATTGTGAATGATTTAGGTAAAACTGAAAAATATGAACAGCCACCACATTTCGGTGATATTTCCCCAATAGCTGGGAAAAATCCCAATGGGCAGCCTATAGTAAATTTCAGGGATCGTCCGTGGGTGAGTGGTCAGATGAATAATCTTTCACCGGTACAGAAAGAATTAGTTGGTCCAGCTCTCGGAACTGGGCCAGATGTTCCAGCTTATGGTGGTTACCAACAGTTGTTTCGTGTTAAACCAAACAATGTTGGTGCTTACAAATTAACAACTCTCCCCGGTCGAAGTGGTCCAGCGGGTGATATATCCGGTGGTAAATCTGCACAAGTTGGTCAACTTACGCATAATACACCATCTACAGTTGCATTTTTACCGTCTCGTAGACCTCAAGTGGAAGGTCGTGCACAAGGTCAAGGTGGTTCTTTAAATGGTGTAACAGTTAGACAAGAATATGAAAAATCAAAAAGACCTACAAATCGTTCCGAGACTACAACTAGAACAGATGGTTTAGAATATGCTCCAGCAAAACGTTTCACATCAGCGGAAACGTTAGCACAAGACCCAACACGTAATAAAGGAGACAATACTACACAAGAATTCTATCACATGAATAACCCGACACCGGGTATACATAGTTTTATAGGAGGTTACACAGAAGCTCCAGCAAGTAAATTACTTGCACATAGACCAGCAAGTGCTGCAGCTAATTACTCAGCTAAACAATTAGAACAATATGGATTTAGACCAGATGATAGAAGAGGAAAAACCGGGAGAAAAGCAAATCCTGGAAGAATGAATGTTCGTTCGGGACCGTTAAATCAAGGTGGTGCTCTTACAGCTGTTAGAAAAGATTCAAATAAATATGATGGGAGAGTGAATCCAATTGGTGGTGGTTGGACACAGAATTATATACAAGATGAATTTTATCAACTTAATCCATACAAAGGTCAACAAAATATTAGATCAACACCTAGAGAATTAAGTATTGCCAAAAGACAACTTGTTAACAATCCTTTGTCTCACACGTTAGCATAAATTTGTATATTTCGCTGTCGTAGTCGTCTTCGTCGTAATTATAGAAAAAATCAAGGTTACCAGTTGCTATATTAAAGTCAACTCTCTCAAAAAAATCATCTTTCATTAAATTGTTTGAGAGAGTTTTTGAGAGAGTCACATCTTTTAAAATAATTTCGTTCCCCCCGTCATAATCATATATCCCATAGCTTTTAAAAATGGAATCGAGCATTTCTTATTAAATAAAATATTTTTTATTTTTTAAATATGGAACATAAATACATATTGGACATTGACAGCAGCGAAAGAGACCCAGCGAAATTTGCAAACCCGAATGACTACAATGTAAAATTAAACAGGGATTTGTATAATGTCACAAATATTAAATTAGTGAGTGCAAGAATTCCGACAACACAACTTTTAATTAACAATGGTAATAAACAATTTGATGTTGGTACAGGAAATACCGTTGTTCTTCAAGAAGGAACTTGGTCCAATGGTTTTAATTTAGCTTCAAATTTAACAGACCAACTAGTTAATTTTGATACTACAAATGACATTACAGTTACATACAAACAAAATACGCACAGTTTAACATTTACATCTGGTGTTGACTTTTCGTTTGATTTTTACAACGGGAGTAACGGGTATGCAACTTCATCCCCAGTTGGGACACCAGCTGAAGTTTTAGGATTTTCATATTCTAATGTAAATTCAACTGGAACTACATTAGTTTCCAATGTAATAAATCTCAATGGTCCAAATTCGATTATTATAGCACTTTCTAGTGGTTCGTCTAATTTTACTAAACCGCTCTATATTAATGGAGGAGAATTCAGTATTGGATCTAATTCTTATGATAGTCCAGTATCAACACTTACAACCAATTATACAGGGAGAATACTAACAAAAAATTTAGGAGAAATTTTAGACTATAAGAATCGTGATGACCCAATTGACTATATATTTTATAAAGGTCCTGGCAAAAATATTAATCGTCTACAAGTTCAATTTTATTACAACATTGGAACAAAATTAATACCATATGATTTTGGAAACAGAAATCATATTTTAAAGTTTGAGATAACGTGTTCACTTGACAAATTTATTGATTTACCAAAAAATGTCGAGTCAACGGATTTACCACCTCCTGTTGAATTTGATTTTAAAAAAAATTTTAGCATCAAACAGAAACAAATTATTATTATAGTTTTAATTTTACTATTGGGAGGATTTGTTATTTTATTATTAATTAAAAAAAAAAACCCAATTAGCGTACAGCATACATGACATTGGGTTGAGTTTTAGATGCACGATTTCCTACTAACATAACTACAAGAACAGACATCAGAGTTGTTAATAGAGCAATAAGTACGCTTTGAATACCTCCGTTTGCAGCAAGACCAGAACGCTTACTCAAATGAGCAACAAGAGCACGAGTAACATCCATCCACGCGATAGCCGAGGCGAAACCAAAACCACCTATAATAGCACTGATTGATTGGGATTCAACTTCTTTTGATGTTTTTTTTAAAAGTCCTGACATTTTTTTTTTTTTTATTTATATTATGTGGTAATATATTTTTTTTTTTCATAAAATCTGTTTCTTCCTGAAGAATTTCTGTCTCTGTCTCTGTCTCTGTCTCTGAATCTGAATCTGAATCTGAATCTGACTCTCCTGTAGAAATATCACTTAAATAAGTATATGGTTCCTTTTTCCAACCAATTGGTTCATCAAAATTTCCAATTTTTTCAATTTCTGTGTATTTCATTTAATTTTTGTTAAGTATTTTTATTTACAGCATCCTGTAGCATTTGTTCCATCATATTTGTAGGTTTCCACTCTACCCAATTATCATAAGCATCGTTTATTTTGTTCATTGTTTCGTTTTCGCCTTCGTATCTTGTAAAACAGTTTTCTTCGTTTTCTTCAATGACTTCTATACTATCGTCACTGTCACTGTCACTGTCGTCATGTAATTCTGGGAAAAGTGTCCCCATAAATTTACCAACATAAGTCTGTGCTGTATATTTCAATGCATAATCGACATCCTTACCAGTTACAAAATCACGTCCACACGCTTTGGCATATTCACCCGCTAATACAATTGAACTTTCCATAACTGGCTGAACAATGTTAATGGCTGTTTCAATAAATTGGTCCATTTTTTATATATTTAAATATTTTATACTTTAATTAATTATTATTATCATTAAATAGTACACCAGCCAATCCGTTTTGTATGCGCAAAACATTGTAATTAATAGCATACACCCTGACGTTTCTTTCTTTGGTGTTTGCGGGTGTGGTTATCGACAAATTCTGATTTATAATTCGACTCATATTAACTTGACCTGTTGGTAAATGATTTTCCGGATCAAGTGCGAAACTATAAATATAAAAACGTCTATTTGGACCCCGTGTATGTGATAACATAGGTTGTATACCTCTAAGATATACAGCATCAGCCACTTCATTCGGAATAATAGTATTACCATTAAAATCTAATTGTAAAGTTGAAAGTTGTTCATATAAAGGAGCACTTAAATTTTCACTATTATTATAGTTGAACCAGTCATTACCTGTAGAAATGTTTGTTTCAACCATATTCGAATTCTGAATTACAAAATAAAGTTCTTTGACTGGATTCAAAAACTTTAGTATCACTCGTTTTGAAAGTGTATTTTCTGCCATATTAAATCTGGATAATTGAAGTTGTGTAATCACGTAATCAATTTTAGTTGTTTTAAAATACTCTACTTCAGAATCCGATAAAAATACATATTCGGTGACTAAAGATAAATCCAATATTTTTGGTATATTAACACCTAAATCAGTGATACTTCGGCCACTTGCATTCATATCCACAATGAGGTTTTCCCATTTTCTAAATTTAATTGTAATTTGGACTTCTTGTTTAGTAAGCGCCGATAATGGAATACTCAAACTTTCATTTCTGAAAAAGTAAAATGGTAAATTAATCATGAAAATTCTTGGATAAGAACCATAGAAAGTTTTTGTAACACCAGGTTGGGAACTTGCTGGTCCTAATCCAGTTTTCGAAAGTGTTTTTCCAACCATCAATTCAAGACCTTCTTGTTGTGAATCACTGATTGCCAGTTCTGAAAATAATTCCATATACTCCCCAGTAATTCTTTCAATTGTTTGACCACCAATGATTAAATCCGCATATTCTATTAAAGCATGTCCAATTGAATCTGTGTATCCAATTGAATCCATAAATAGAGCAGGTTTATCTTTCACTACAGTGACTTCTTCGCTGAGTGTCACTGTATTTGCAATTGTATCAACAGAAACAACTGTTATGCTGTCATTATCAAATGAATAAGAAGAACCACCTTGATTCCCTGCAAAATAGCAACCTACACTGATGTTGGTTGTATCAACAACTGATATTGTGGCACTTGTACTATTCGCTGCAATAGTTGTATCTATTGTTGTTGAAAAACCAAAATCTGAAAGATTGACTTTTATATACACATTTCGAATCAGATCTCCTTTTCTCGGTATAAAACAATGATTTACACCACCAAACAGCGGTTGATTATTAAACCCAGACTGTAAAGTTTCCAAAGCAAACGGAGTATGTCGTCTAAACTTTTTTAAAAAATATGTAATTTGTGGTTCATCTGTTAGAAAAACATCTTGACTACCAACAGCTTCCAATTGAACACGACCTCTTGACATTTTTTTTTATTATATTATTATTGCGAGAAAAATCATTAAGTAAATTTTCAAAGTAATAAGTAAAAATGAATGTACAACTTCGGAGATTTAATCCTGCCACAATGGCCGATGATAAAGTGTGTATATTTATAGGAAAAAGAGGTTCAGGTAAATCGTGTTTGGTTACTGATATTTTATACCACAAAAGACACATTCCAGTCGGCGTTGTAATGTCAGCCACTGAAGAAGGTAATCACCATTACAAAGGATTTGTTCCAGATTTATTCATTTACAATGATTATAATAAAGAAGTAATCGAGAGAGTTTTAGAAAGACAGAAGCGAATTATAAACTCAGGAACCACAAAAAAAAGTTCATCATTCATTTTACTCGATGACTGTATGTACGATAGAAAGTTCATGAAAGACACTTGCATTCGTCAGTGTTTCATGAACGGGAGACATTGGAAGTTATTTTTCATGTTGACAATGCAGTATTGTATGGATTTGAGTCCAGATTTAAGAGCAAATGTTGATTATGTTTTTATTTTAAGGGAAAATATTGTTCAAAACAGGGAAAAACTTTACAAGTCGTTTTTCGGAATTTTCCCAACTTTTGACATGTTCAATCAAGTCATGAATGCGTGCACGGAAAACTATGAATGTCTCGTTTTGGACAATACATCAAAAAGTAATAAAATCGAAGATTGTGTATTTTGGTACAAAGCTAAAATTAAAAAAAATTTCAAGGTTGGTTCACCGGCGATTTGGGCATATCACCAGAAGAACTACAACCCGAACCATAGTAGAACAACCAATAAGAATGATCCAAATAAAGTTTCAAAAAATACTTTATCAGTTAAAAAAATTAAATAAAGAATAAAGAATAAAGAATAAAGAATAAAGAAATGCAAATTTTCGTAAAAACACTCACAGGGAAAACAATTACTTTGGAAGTCGAATCAAGTGACACAATTGATAATATTAAGGCTAAAATCAACGACAAAGAGGGAATTCCCCCAGACCAACAACGATTGATTTTTGCTGGGAAACAGTTGGAAGATGGCCGAACTTTAGCTGATTACAATATTCAAAAAGAATCGACATTACATTTGGTTCTTAGACTTCGCGGAGGCGCGTAATTAAAAAAAACTTAAAATACATTTTAAAATTTAAAAATGAGTACAGCAACACCATTAAATTTAAATGAATCAACAGAAGGAATGACTTTCATAGAACAACCACAACCACAACCACCAGAACCTGTTAAATATTCTGCGGAAATAATAAAAGAAGAAAAAAAAAATAATAGTAATATTAAAAACAATACAATGGACTCCACACCCCTAGCTGATATCATGGGACCCCCAGCCGCGAATGAACCAATGATGATGATGGCAGAAGATCCACGAATGATCCAATCTCCAGTACAAGCAGCCGCTGCTCCCCCTCCCATACAATTCCCACAACAACAACAACAACAACAACAACAACAAAAAACAAACTCATTTAATTTGTCAAACGAACAAATACAGGCTCTTTTTGTAGGAGCATGTGCCATAATTGCATTTTCAAAACCAATTCAGGATAAACTCGCCAATTTAGTCCCTCGGTTTGTCGGTGATGATGGTGCGAGAAGCACAACCGGGTTGGCTGTCACTGGACTTATAGCAGCTTTGGTATTTTATTTTGGGCAAAGAATGATTGTGAATCAGACGTCTCGAATGTGACTTCCACAAAATTCAGTTTTATTAGAAATTGGGGAGTATAATCCTAGTTGTTGACACATAGTTCTAATTTTACCTTCATTTTCCCAAAATTCTTCATCATGTGCATATTTTGAAGATACTGTATGTGCCAATTCATGAATCAATACATGAAAAATTTCATTCGGTGTGCCATCTAAACACAAACCAATCTCTCCCCCTTTATTTATATTATATCCTAATTCATCATTTCTGTTTTTTAAAAATCCTGTTAAAATAACTTGATTTTTAAGAGGCTTGAATTTAGGTTCTATATCATCACTGTTTGATATATATTTTCGTAATCTACTGTATTTTTCTTTTACTGCTGTAAAATTTGATGGCTCTTTTATTGAATATATTATATATATATTAACAAGTAATAATATAATGTACAGTAAAATCATATTATTACATTACAATAATAAAAAAAAAAAAGAGTCGTCCTAGCCTTGATTGGTGTGAAAGCGAGTCACCCCAATCACCAGGAGAACATTTATTAATATTTTTTTGTGGGGAGAGGGGATACTTTTTTATTTGATTTTTGAAACTTTCACATTATTAAATATAATACGACCAAGTGGGCCTTGTCCTTCACTTATTTTGACTGGGTACACACAAGGACCACCGGGACCCTTGTTGAATATACAATCCGATATTCCCATCCTTCCCCCATTATTCAGATTATTCTTGATAGATTGGGCTGTAGGAAATATAATTTTACCACGAGAATTTTGTTTTGTCGGGTCAATAACATAACTTACTCTTCCATTTTTGTAAGATTTTACAGATGGTTTACCGTAATTACCATACGAATATACATTATCCACGAAATTGCTATACCTCCTGTCTTTTTTCATATATGCCGAAAGTTGTTTTTGTGTGGGAGGTTTTGCCTTTTTAATAAGTTTGAGGTTATTAGCAGAGTAGTTATAGGGATTACCATTGTTGAATTCACTTCGTGAATTTTTAAAGACAAATCTATATGAAACATTGAACTTACCTACCTTTGTTTGACTTTTTTGGCGCAACTGGGCGGTTTGCCGGGTGTCTGACGACAACGGCTCTCCCTGGAAGAAGTGGAACACGGTTTATCTTTTTCGCTTTGCCTTTGACAACCCCAGCATTTTTACGAACGGCACGACGCAGTTTAACTGGTACAGAATTACGGTTTTTGGGTTTCAATTTGGTTTCGTCACCGTTGCCACCAACTTTGCGGTAAGCTGC